GTTCCTTCGGGTTGGACAAATAAAGAACCATCGTTCTGTAAACCTATTGTTGACACACCGCTAAATGAAAGCGTTGGTGTCCCGTAAATTGCGGTAGTGGTTGTATTGGTGTATGCGCTTATTAAATTACCAACTTCTAATTGTGCGCCATAAATGTAAAAACCTGAAGTTCCATCACCAGTATATGATGAAGCTCCATTGTCTGTTTGTTTAAATCTAAATTCAAATGGAACATTAGTTGCCGCAATATAGGAAAATACAATGTAAAACCTATACCAACCATTGCCTACAGAAATAGCAGTTCCTGTTGCATTACTAGATGTTCCAACAGTTCCTGTTGATGGTTGAAAATGACAGTAAGATGTTGCACTATTAAAAGAAAAGTTTACCCATCTTGAACCTGAAGCATTTTTAAAATAACCACTAAATACAAAAGTATTGGCAAAAATAGTTGCATTTTGCAAATAATTATGAATAGCAGTTGCAGTTGTTTCAGTTACGATATAAGCATTTGTTCCACCAAATGGGTCTGTTGTTGCCGATGTGGCAATAGTAACTGCTCCAGCAGTCCATGCTGCATTAGTAAATGTATTTGAATAAATAAGAGCGTTATTTCCCGTACCCTTTAACGTCTCAGTCTGTCCTGTAATAGTAGTAAACGTACCTGTAGATGGTGTAGTTCCTCCTATTACTGTGTTGTCTATAGTTAGACCAGTTAGTGCAGATGTGAATGTAGGTGCGCCCGTACCGCCAGACACTAAAGGTTGTCCACTCGTACCAGGTGTATTTAAAGCTAAAGCACTTGCTCCAGAATATGTAACCGCACCCGCACTAGCCGTTAAACTGGCATTAGTACCGCCCTTGTTTAACGCTATGTTGTTTCCGTTCCACGTTGCATTGGTTATAGAACCCGCATAACTTAATGTATTGGTTGACCAAGATACATTTGATGGTGCGGCAAAATGATAATCCCAAGTTCCTGCTGCATTACTATTTGACAACAATACTAAAGTTACATAACCACCAGATGGGATTCCACCAGATATTATTGATGTGCCAGAGTTGTTATTTAAAGTAATTGCACCACTACTTTGATTATTATTAAATGTAAATGTTGCGCCATTTGGCAATGTGGTTGCGTTTGGTAGTTGGAATGTTTGTCCACCAGTTCCAGTTACATACCAATTTTGTACAGATGCCGCAGTTAAAACTTGAGTTGTTCCACTTGCAGTTAATCCATTAAAACCTTCAAATAAACAATTAGTTGATAAATTAAAGTTGGCGTCATAAACTGCAACACCATTTGCTACATTGGTTGCATAACTTGTACCCCAAGCACTACCAGTAGAGTTTGCTATACCTGCGCTAGGATATATAGTAGGTCCTTGAGATCCAGTAGGTCCTGTAGGTCCATTAGTACCCGCAGTTCCCGTTGGTCCCGTAGGTCCGTTTGTGCCATTGCTTCCTGTTGGTCCAGTTGGTCCGTTAGTTCCGTTTGACCCAGTAGGACCTGTTGGACCATTAGTACCATTTGTGCCTGTAGGTCCAGTTGGACCCGTACTTCCTGCCGTCCCTGTGGGTCCTGTGGGTCCTGAAATACCTTGTGCACCTGTGGGACCAGTTGGACCCGTAGGACCTTGTGATCCTGTAGTGCCAGTTGGTCCAGTAGGTCCTGCATTTCCTTGGCTACCTGTGGGACCAGTAGGTCCAACCACAGTAGATGGTGCGCCAGTAGGTCCTGTAGCTCCAGTAGGTCCTGTAGGACCAGTTACACCTTGTATACCCTGAGTTCCAGTAGGTCCTGTAGGACCTTGTAAGCCTTGTACACCCTGAATACCTTGTGGACCAGTTGGACCAATAGCTCCTTGAGTTCCTGTAGGTCCTGTTGCGCCTACTGCACCCGTTGGACCTGTAATACCTTGAATACCTTGCGTACCTTGTGGTCCTGTTGGACCTGTGGGTCCTGTACTTCCTGTTGGACCTTTTTGCGTAATAGGTGAAGGTGCTGACCAAGTAATAACTGATGGTGTTTTAGAGTTTACAAATGCAATAGACCACCAAATAGTTGTAGTTGGTGAACTAGGAGGTGCATTTAACCACCCTGTAGGAGGTGTTCCTGTATTTGTAGAGTAACTCCATGATCCACCAGTAGGTGTAGCAGGAGCAGTAGATCCTTGATAAAAGATAAACCATTCAAAGAACGTGCCACCATAGTAATTATCTGTACTCCCGTACAACCCATTACTTTCATTGGGCTGAACAACTTGTGCAGTTGCAGTTGAGCCGTATAGTCCTTGTGTTGCCATTATCTGAAAGAATATCTGTAGTTACGGGGTTGGAATTCAGAAGATAAATGTCTATCTCCTCCACTCCAAAGATCTTTCATCGCTTGATCCTCAATTAATCCGTAAGCAGCATCAAATCTTGCATTCCACTTATCTGCTTCAGAAACATTCTTTTTCTTGTCGTAATAAGCCCACAATACTTTGTACATATACCCTTCAGGAAATGTAGAAAGAATTGCATTACTTTGAACAATAGGGTTTAGTGAATCTGTTGTTGGGCTAAACAAGAATGGGAAAGCCTTTACATAATATGCAAGTATTGTTGTTCCGTTACCAGGATTAGGAGTAAATAAATAGTTAGGTCCTACTTCTGAGAAATTAGCTCTAATAACCCTTGGAACACCAAAAGGTTTTACATAAAGCTGATCAATCATTGATAAACGAATAATCTCTCTATCTCCAACCCTGTCGTAAATAATCCAAGGTCCAAACCCTGCATTCAATGTGCCTGGAGAAACTTGAGAACTAGGAGTTTGTTGAAAGAAAATAATAGGCCAGTTCATATCCGCAGGGATAGGAGCTAAACCATTTGTATTTGTAACAATCGTAGAAGGATTAACTGGATCGTAAGGATTGCTCCTTAACGCAGGTAAATAAATTGTTCTAAAAGATAATTCTGCAAATTGAATACAGAATTGAATATCCATTGAAGATTGTGTAGGGAGCTTTAAAATAGCCGTAGGATACGTTGGAAAGCTCCAAACTAAGTCAGGGTCAGATACAGTAATTGTGCTTGTAGAGACTGCGGTCACTAGGGTAAAAGGTCCCATTTGGGTTGGAGAAATAAAATCCCCAACTAACACCAATGATGTGCAATCAGAAGCAGTAGTAATGACTCCTGTTAATGAATTGTATGCAGTTGCATTAACGCTTATTGATGTTGGAATAGCTCCTACCCATTGAGCCACTCTTGTAACGAGGTTGTTGGCAGATTGGATAAAAAGAGACATAAAACATCCTCATCGAGTAGGTATTATCGGATTGTAAGGCAATGGTATTTTTCCGCTTGGATGACAAACAAAATCTGAGTAATATTCGTTAACTATTGCGTAAAAAAGAATCTTGTCATCAAAGTCTTGCTTGATTAATTCCCAAGGACGATTATTAAACCACCTAGAACTTATTTCGTGAGCAAAACACTTGGGTAAATCCATAGCATGAAAAGTACCCGCAAAAAAAGGATTGGCAGTTCCGTGAATCTTGTAGAACTCCCGTCTTTCTTTACAGTTTTGTCTAATATTTTCTACGTTATGTTGCGTATATTGGACATATCGTTGACCATCTTCAGCACCAATTTTGTAGTCGATACGATCAGTCTTGAATGTTTGACTCCAAGTGCCAGACTTAACATCATTAAACATTTGGTTATTTCGGGCTAAAACACCCTCAATACCTGCTTCTAGATTACCTTTCATGTAGTAATCTTCGTTAATCTTGGCTTCTTCGTTGTCTAAATTCAATTCCATATCTTCTCCAAAAAAAAGGGAGAGAACCCTTTTGGGATTCCCTCCAATCTCTCAACTAAATTAAGCGAGGTAACGCTTAACTTGTGAAGCGGCTCTAGGTGTAGTGATTGGTGTACCAGTTGTGATAGCAGCAAGAACTGCAACACCTGCTGGGTTACGCACAATCAATGTACCTTCCATGATGTACTGATCTAAAGAAGCATCTGCATTTGAGAATACTTCGTTGTTTGGACCTAGTTCACGCAAAGAACCCCATTGAACAACATCAGGATTCAAAAAAAGAATCGCATTGTTGTTTGAACCTGTCTGATCCATGATCCAGTTGTCATCAATTTGGTATGTATAGTTGAAGTCACCTTCGTATGTACCAATTGTGTCGCCCTTGTCAGCAGGATTGAACCTGTTGATAGAACGTGACTGTGGAATGTTGTCAGAAATTGTGGTTCTGAGTGATGTAGGTACAACCATGTTAGTAATCTTAGCGTTGAAGCGTTGTTCAGCAGCAGTTACTAATTGCTTGTATAAAACAGGAGAGAAAGCCTGGTTAGTTTCGTTAGCACCAAAACTGAAATAACCCAAACCTGCGTTAGACAACAAACCATTAAATGGTACGTTTGTGTTAGTTACAGTTGTTGTGTCTGTACCATCAGAAGCCGCCAAGTTCAATACTGAAACACCATCTGTGTCATTTCCTGAACGTGTACCTGCAAAAGCAAACAAAGAACCAAATCTACGTCCGTTGTTTGGTGATGCGCCTTGAGTTGCTGACTGTCCAGAGTACTTGATTGAAGCACCATCTGCACGAACCATTTGGAGTTCAACGTCAAACATGATCTCAGTTAATTGCTTAACTTCTTGATATGCTTGTGGATCTCCACCTGCTTGCTCAACTGCACGAGCAGTACCAGTTGCACCGATAACTGTTGTAAAGATTTGTGTGTAGTTACCAATGTTGGCACGAGTGTTAGATGCTGCCAAAGAAGAAGTGACTGCTGCACCTTCTAAGTTTGCATTAAGTGTAGGCTGACGGAAATAGTCATTAGGCCAAATGTGTAGCGTAGAGTTAATCTTACGCTTTTTGGACATTGCCATGTTAGTTGTTGGAGTACGATCTTTAACATAGTTAGAGACTGTTAAGTCCATATCTTTAACTACGATATCTGTTTGGTATGGTCCGTTACCATTACCTAGATTTGCTGATGTGATTTGTGCCATGATTTTATAGTCCTAAAAGGTTACTTACGTCTTTGTTTGTTAGTCGCAAGCATTGTTGCCAAAAGTTGCCTAGTTGCATTCTTATCGCCTTTATTAGCCGCCTGTTGAAGTCTCTCAGTCTCTGAAGAAGGTGAGGTTTTCGCTTTAGCTCCAGATTTGATACTAGCCGCTATCGAACCACCCACATTGCGAACTACTGGCTTTTCACGAAACTTCATTCCATCCCGTATCAAACCCAATAAAAACTCATCACTAGAGATCAAATCAATATTTGGAACCCCAGGAACAAGTGTTGCATTCGCACTTTTCCAATCCTTAGATAATTTATCTCTTAATTCCTCAAAATTAGCCCTGTTTGCCAGTTCTTTATCTGAGAAACTTTGCCTAGCTTTATCCAGATTCTGTTTAACATAATCTGCTCTGGCATTAAGAAACTCTTGTACCTTTGGACGATTTGTCTGGATGAACTTAGACTTGTCCTGAATAAGTTGATCATTTTGACGGATAGCTGCATCCGCTTCTGATTTCTCTAATTCAGTTTGTGCCCTTTCACGGATTTGCTTCCATTGTTGGTTATAGCCTTGAAGTGTAATTAGCTCATCTGCTGCTTCTTGCAACTGAGGAACCAATGTCATCTCAATACCAATTTGCAATCCGTCTAGTTCAGCCCTTCTTCTTGACTCATACTCTTCAAAATCAGCTTTTTCAGCTTTAAGTTTTCTAGAGTTTTCGTCTAAAGCACTTGTTTGCCCAAGGAGAGTAGCCGCCTTCTTTGCAGTTAATTCAACGAACCCGCCTTCTGCGTTTTTGTTCGGTATCCTTAACTTCATGTCAGGATTTTGCTCTGCAAATTCAAAAAAGTTTACTGGTTCGTTGTCTCCTGCGGAGGACTCCCCATCTTCTTGATCTACAGTTTCCTCAGTCTCACTTGTACTTTCTTCAGGTTCAACTTCCTCTTCGGGAGTAGCCTGTGGGGATTCAGCTAATGCTTCCTCTTGTCCACCTGGAGGCTCTTTACTGCCAATCACTTGAGGACTGTTCCGTCTATTAACGGCAATCATCTCAGCAATCTGTGCTTCTGGGCTTCCAGTTTGTTGCGAAACGGCCTCTTCGGTTACGTTTTCCATAGTTTATCCTATTTTCCTAAGTTGTTGCAATTCCTCTTTAAGACTTAAGCCTTTTGACTTAGCCTTTTCCAGCTCTCTCTCTAACTTCACATCAGAAAGTCTTTCCATGTATTCAGTCTTTTCTATGAAAGTAATGAAATCCCTAATTCCAATAAGATTATGAGAATACTCAATCTTTTCTTTATCTGTCTTGCAATCTTCAATTCTGTCCATGATGTAAAACCGATAAAGGTTGAACAACAATGCCAAATCGTTGTTGGCTAATAATCTTTTTGCAGACTGTGCGTTTTCCGCAACAAGTACCCGTCTGTGAGATGGTGCTTGGCTTTCTGTATCTTCTACCCTAGTCCTCCGATTAAAGTAATCGGTAATATTTCCAATCAAAGTCTTCATAAGTCTCCTAGTCTATTCTTACGTCTTTAAGATTACCTTTTTTAGCCGCCATAGCATCAAACATATTGTCTACGTCCATCTGCTGAGTTTCTTTAACAATTTTGCCAGTCTTAGCTTGAACTTCTTGAGTAGTTGCCTGGTTAAGTTGTGCCTTAGATTGATGCAATTGGTCTTCAGCAGAAGGAGGTGCTTTAGATTTAGCTTGAAGTATTTTCATTGCCTCTTCTAAAGTTGGTAAATAAGCATCAACGTGTCTTACACCCAATACTCTTAATGTATCTTCGTAAGGTCTTCTAGCTTTATCAAACATCTCAGGCATATCAGGTGTCAACATCATCATTGCTTGTGCAAATTGTTGTTGTGCTTGAGTAATTAACTGTTGTCTAGTTAACCTATTCTCATCAGACATAAAACCTAAACCTAAGTCAATATTAATCATCTTACGATCAATAAACTCATAGTTAGCCATTTTTTGAGCATCTAAGAATGGTCCACCTTTCTCAGAACATATGTGCGCCAACTGCTGAATTGAATAATCATCAGCATATTGGATCATTGTGTGCCAGACCAAATGAATCAAATCTTGTACGGCTATCGCACAGTTTTTAATTAACTCATCTTGGATCAATTGGTTGGGACCCATAGCAGTTTGTAGCTTGAATCCTGAATTACCATCCTTCATAACCTCTGGATTTAGAGAATCATTAGGATTGGTCATTCCAATCATAGCCATGTTGTCTTCTTTAAGCGACTGCATAGCAGACTCAACATAAGCGAGATTACCTTGTAAAGGAGCAAACTCATAAACGTGTTTAGCAGGATCAAATTTACGATCCAAAATAAACAATGCAGATACACCTCTTTGAATTTCTTCAGCATCTATAAATTCTGGGTTAACTCCCATCTTAGGGGTAGATGCTTGCATTGCAAAAGACAATTCAGCACGTTTAATAGATGTTGCATACTCTTGGATAGGTACTAGACGTTCACCCAAAGAGTAACCAAAGAAATTCCCAGTAATGGGCTTTGGACACATATTAGCCAAAGGAATGAAATCCACTTCCTTGACATACAAAATGTATGAACCTGAGTAACATACCTCAACAATCTCTTCTTCGCCATCACCATCTACATCTTTCCTTAACCATGCAGTAGTTAACATAACTACTCTTGCATATCTATCTGCACCTTGTGAGGCAATAACACCTTGACCAGGAACTGGGGTTGAATCTCTAGCGTGAAGTGCTAAATCATTCTCTAATGCACCTGCTTGGTAAGCTCCCGCAGGACCATATGCTGCGTGATCAGCAAACTCTTCCATGTCAATAAAAGGATACTGAACCTTAGCTTCATGGATGGTCATTGGCTCATAAAAACCCACAAAATCTTGATACATGATCTGTGGGATTGTTGGATTACAAACAAAATAATGTTGTGCAACGTGTTTAATACGAATATTTGTCTTTGTGCCTGTCAATTTATATTTAGCACGATAAACAGTATTATTCCTTATTGCTTCATTGAGTTCTGCGCCTGGATCAACCTCTTGTTCTGCCTCTTGCTCATCTCCAGGTTGCATAGCCTCCATCATGGCTTGTTGTAAATTTACATCAACCTTACGCATCTCTTGTCTAAGAGGTTTTAACCCTTTTTGAGCTGCTTCTATCTCAAATACTTTGAGTTGATCCCTAGTGCCTGTTACTTCTTTGTATTGAATGATGTTTTCTCTAACAGGCATAACCATCACAATACCATTCTTGTGCAATAAGGCATCTTGTGCCCAATCACGAATGGTCATGTAAGAATTATTTTTGTTATTTAAGAAATACTTAACCATATCTGTTGCTTGTTCAGCACCATCTTGGTCAGATTCGTCAAATCTTTCAAATTCAAAGTTTACTTTACCATCTGGCATCAAACATTTTGTAATTACCGCAGTTGCATAGTCAATTCCTGGGGTAACAATAGGATGGATGTAATCTAAACCCCTAATTGGCTCTGTAGATTCAGATACTGGAATGTTTAAATAGTGATAATCAGTAAATCTGTTGTAAGTATTTTTAGCTTGAGTAAGCCTTAAGTAGTCAACCATTTTCATATATGCTTCATGGCATACTTTCTCAGCAATACCACGATTGCCAGAGGGTGAGGCTAAGTTTTCAACTACTAAATTTTGTTTAAATAACATATTTAACCTTTAGATTCTTTGCATTTTGCCTTCAACGACAGGGATTCTTCTTGCCTCAAACGTATTCGCTCTGCTAACTACGGATTCTCCATGTCCTTGAATTAATGCCAATATTCCTATTCTTGCTGAATCTATATGATCATCAGGATCACTAAATCTTCCCATTTCGTCAATAGCGTAGTTTCTAGCTTCATCAAGGAATTCTTTACAACTTTCGTTTACCAAAAGTGTTTTACGCTCCATCATAAGCCTCATTATATTGATTCCGTAGGCTTTGTGGTTAGTTACCTTACCTTGATCATTAACGGGGTTTAAAATTGCGCCTGAAATGCAGTTAAGCCCGTATGAATCTTCAAATACTTCCCTAACGCTTTGCTCTGTAAGAGTATATCGTCCTGCCGTTGCTGCATCGTGAGGTAAAGCAATTGGTACTCCCTTGGATTCTCTATCAAGCAAGTAGTGAACGTATTCATCTGGAGTTTCCCCAGACGGGATTTTGATTTGCCTGTGTAGGTAAATAATTTCGTTGATAGGATCTCTAAAAAAGAACGAGATAACTGTCGGGTCATTCTTAATCCCCAAGTCAAAACTGATTAATCTTTCTAATACCTCATTATTACGCAAATCATGGTCTGTAGCTTTATAAATAGGCCACTCAAGTAAGGGAAACACAACCCCTTTGCCCATTAAAGGAATGCCATTCATACGACATTCCCTTTCCCAAGGCATAAAGTCTCTGGCTAGTTGTTCACGCTCCTCCAAACTAAAAAACGGCTCTCCCCATTCGTTGACAAAGGGAACATCATCCCAAGTGACTCGAACATGAGCGTATCCGTCAACTTCGTCCCAGAACTTTCTGACCAAGCCTGACATACCTTTAAGCGGAGTGAACGAGCAAATAACCTGTCCATTTCTTGAAGCTGTTCTAACGACAAGCTCAGAAAAGGTTTCGTCTGGCGGTTGTTCGTCAAGTACCACCAAATCAAGCTCAAATCCTTGTAAATGACGTACTTGTTGTGTGTAGTTGGAGAAATATAACTTGCTTTTACCACCCGTAGAATGCCATACTTCCATAGCAAGCACGTTTTGACCATCTGAACGGATAGATTTAACGTCAATACATTCTCTAGGTATAGACCCAGAACCCAAGCGATAACTTTGTTTAATGTCATCGCAACCCAATAGCTTACTCTGTAGTGTTTTTGCAACTTGTTCCCAGGATTCACCTGCACACATAGCAATGATAGGGGACTCATATATCTTTCCTTTCCAATGCGGGGGATATCTTCCAGTTAAATGAAATGCAGTCTCATAGGTAGAAGCAATGGTTTTACCAGCTCTGTTGGCAGCAATCATTCCCCTGCGACTGAATGTTCTACCTAAATCAAAGAATTTAGTTTGGTAACCAAAAGGCTTAAACCATTTCATTTGGTTGTATTGCATATCTTCAGCAATTTTGTCTGCTGCAATACGCATTACATTGAGTTGATCTTTGTCTAACTCTTTTAGTTTCTTTTTACCACCCGCTAGGTTAATTAGATGCTTTAATGCTCTAGTTTTATATAGGGGTAATACATAGTTACTGGCTTCACTTTTTGCCATACTTATCCCTAATATCTAGGAATATTTCTGCTGACATAGCAAGGTAATGAATCTCAAGCGCAGACATTGTGCCTATTTCTTTTTTAAGAAATTCAAAGATTTTACGGGCACAAAACTCCGCTTGATTACCCAAACGATTGTTAAAGTCTTCTGGGTCGTATTTCTCTATCAAGCCCAAGGATCAGCAATGTTCTTGGCAGAGACTGATTCAATGTTTTTATCAATCAAAGGCCAAATGTTTGCACCTTTTTCGCCAGTACAGTACATATATAAACCTCTGCCCTTTTCGGTCATTGATCCATCTTGTCTGCGTAACATGATTTCTTCTGTTCTTGGATCATCCCAAGAATATTTTTCAGGTACTGTTTGCCCGTACTTATTGATTCTTTCGCCTACTGCAACCATTTCAGTTGGACCCATAATTTGATATGTAATTACTCCATTATCATATTTACGGAACATAATCTGCACCTTCTTATCTGACTGCGGATGAGTCGGATGAGGCATATTAGTTGCATTGAAATGATGAATTTCAGATTCTTCTGGGGGA